GAAGATGATGACTTTGTTGAAGGTGTTGAATACGACAAGGCAGAACTTGAAGAATTATTTGAAAAAGATTTTGCTGTTGCTGTTAATGATGCAGATAAAATCATTAATGAACACGAATTAACATTACCAGATATTGCCTATGAAGTGCTTGTTGAAATGTGCTTTCAACTTGGCAGACCTAGAGTATCAAAATTTAAAAAAATGATTGCTGCTTTAAAGGAACATAAATTCCAAGAAGCAGCTGATGAAATGATTGATAGCAAGTGGCACAAACAAACGCCTGAGCGCTGCTCTAAACTTGCAAGTTTAATGAGACTTAACAACGATAATTGGAAAAAGAAAAAATGATATGGGGTTTAATTGGAAAGACTTTAATTAGTCATACAACAGATGCACTAAAAACACATTTAGAAAAAAGACAAAATAAACAGATAGCAGAAATCGAAGCATCAAAAGAAATTCAAAAAACGCAAATAGAACACTCAGGTTATAAAGATGAAGTTATCTTATTGTGGTTTTTGGTTATCTTCTCATTACCTTTGTTTGGTGAAACCGAGAGATTTCTTGCGTGGGCTAAAGTGTTAGCAGCATTACCATCAGAAATATTTTATATTTTTGGTGCGATTGTAGCAGCATCTTTTGGAATAAAAATTTCAAACATATTTAAGAAGTAATGGCAAAGAAAGTTGTTCAAACTTTCGAGCCAAAACCTCGTAAGAAAATCGGAAGACATAAAAAGAATATGTCTAAATCAGAAAAACGTAATTACAAAAAATACAATCGACAAGGAAGAAGATAATGAACGGAGAAGACGGTAACACATTAATAACAAAGGTGGCTTTACTCATGGATAGAGAGAAAGATAATCACGATGACGTAATGCACAAATTACGTAATTTAGAAAACGGTTTAAATTTTTTAAAAGATGAAGTCATAGATTTACAAAAGCGTATTCGTTATGTCGGTTACGGTTTACTTGCTGCATATTTAATTCTTCAAGGTGATGTCATGGAAATCATAAAAGGATTTATGTAATGAAGATTGAAGTTAATTCAAACACTATAGGTTTAGTCATTGCAGTTATTGTTCAAATGGGAGCTTTAATTTGGTGGGGTTCAAAGATTGATACTCAGCAACAAAATATTTTACAAGATTTAGAAAAAACAGAACGATTACAAAACCAACTAACACATCAACAGGAGACTATTTTTGAGCTGCGTTATCAGCTTGGAATTTTACAAAACAAATGAAAACAATTTGGAAATTATTAGATAAGTTTGCTTGCTGGTTATCAAACCAATGCTGGAAACAATTATATAAAAACAGAACTGTTACGACTTGTAAATGTAAACGCAGAGGTAAATAACATGGACTTCAAGGACTTCGTTAAATTACTAAAACAAAAACAAAAAGAAGTATCGTCTTTTGCTCAAAATAAATACATGAGTAAAACAAGACAATCACGTCCAAGAGTTAAAAAAAATATTTTGAAAGATGGCTTATAAGACTAAGGCTTGGCAGCGCAAAGCTGGTAAGAATAAAAAAGGTGGATTAAACGCTAAAGGAAGACGTTCTTATAACAGAGCAACAGGCGGAAATTTAAAAGCACCAACCAAGAAAAAAGGAAGTAAACGAAGAAAATCTTTTTGTGCAAGAATGAAAGGTATGAAGAAAAAACTTACCTCTCGTAAGACTGCACGAAATCCAAACAGCAGAATTAATAAAGCTCTAAGAGCCTGGAACTGCTGATTTAACATTCAACACCTGGAGTATCTATGCCACGTAAAAAACGTGAAATGGAAGTTACGTGTTCCTTTTGTGGAAGCAAAACTTCTATCTTTACGGTTACTGCTGCTAAGCTCATCTTCTGTCATATCGGAGGAGCTATCGGAGTGCCACCAACCAAAGATTGTTTAACTGAATATTTAAAACGTAAGGAGGTCGAAAATGTACGGCAAAAACAGTTACAAGCACAACAAGAAATCAAACTTAAAAAAGAAGAAGAAAAAAGGAAAAAAGAAAAAATAAAATCCTTCTCTTCTATCAATCAAAAATTAGAGGAGTTTCACGACATTGTTGGAACTCCTAAAACCAAGAGGACCTATTTATGAAAAAAGGTTATCATAGAACCAAGTCTGGTCGTAAAGCTAAAAAAGGTTTGTATTATAATATCCATGCCAAAAGAAAGCGTGGTGGCAAGCCTAGAAAGCCTGGCAGCAAAGGTGCGCCAACGGCTAAAGCTTTTAGACGTGCTGCTAAAACAGCTAAAAAAAGATAATCAATTTGGCTGGTATTTTATATGCCAGGTATAACTCTCACCATCATTCACTACAGTAGTTGTAGTCTCTCCTAATTTCTTCGCTTGAAATATCACAAAGCTTGGTACGTAATTGCCAAGCTTTTCTTCATCAACAGTCATTTCTTTATTAAATGTTTTTCCAACTATTTTTATAAAAAACATACTCTTTATATATTCAGTTTATGATGCAATTATAGGATAATATTTTGATGCAATTATAGGCTAGGATATTCTTATTATTATGCTATATAGGATTTGAAACTAAGCGTTAAAACTGCGAGGTGACAGCTCGAATTTTATTTCTGCATCATCTTTGCATCAAATCGCACGGGGGTGTAGCTCAGCTGGTTAGAGCGCCTGCCTGTCACGGCATAGCACTTTAACTATCTCCAGTTTTACTTAGTTTCTTAACCATTAAAAAAAAGGTTAGAAACATTGAGCTTACAATTATCCTACATTTTATGGGTATCTGCTAAAGGTTGTTATTTTTTTGCATCAAATCTGCATCATGGATTTTTTGCTAAAAATAAAAAAACCGAAAATGCCGAACAAGCTAAGAACTATTGCCTAGATTGTTACGGTGTCTTGCTAATTAAGCTCAGTTTTCTAAAGAAACACTATGTATCGAGTAGCTGAACAAAAAGGTCGTGGCTATATTATTTTAAGAAAGTCAGACCGTAAGAAAATGAACAAAGGTTATTTTGCTTCAAGCAAGATTGCAAAAGAAGAAATGAATAACCTAATCACAGAAAATGCAGTTAAAGAAAAAAGCGCCTATTTATTTGTAGATGCTTTTTCATTATGGATTAGCGAGCGAGAAGCTGTTTCTGCTAATGCTGATGCTGCATTAACTAAAGGTGCTATTGAGCCTTATATCAATGATTTAAAGCTCCGTATAAAGCCATATATGCCTAATATTGCTTTGTCTGAGTTCACCTATCCTGTTATGAAAAAGTTTTTATTAGACTGTTCTAACGCAGGATATAAGTTTAAGCGTTTACAACGTACGGTTAGAAACATTAAGACGTTTCTAAACCACATGGCTAAAGAAGGTAAAAAGCCATGCCTGGATATGCTTAAATTTAAGATTGAAGATGTTGAAGCGATTGTCCCAGCAGATTATGAGCAGCGCTTTGAGAAAGAAACCCAGGTCATTGATGAAACATCTGTAGGCGATATGCTTACAAAATTAAATGCAAATAAAGATGAGGATTTTAAATCAGCATTAACTTTTGCAATATTTGTAATGATGTTTTTATTTGGCTTGAGACGCTCAGAAATTAAAGGTCTAAAACCGCAGCATATAAATATTGATGAAGGCTATGTATCTATTAAAGGTATTTATATTAATGGTGAAGGTGGATATTTAAGACGTACTAAAAACAGAGGCAGTTTCAGAGATATTGATATTGATGAAAAGTCTGCTGCATTTTTTAAATGGTGGTTTTCAGTATTAAAAAAATATCGACCTCATACACTATGGTTATTTCCAACAATTAAAAATACTGGAGGACCTATTTCAGATAAAGGTCTTTCTAATATTTTATGGTCCACTTATGCTGCCAATGGTTTAGCAAAGATTGAGTGGAAATCTGGTCATGTCATAGTGATTGATAGTCCATTTAAAGGCGCTCCGATGAAAACTTGGAGACATCGATTGGCTACTTTGTTGGTTGATAATATGGCTTTCGATAAAAACTTAACAACAAATTTTGTAAAAGCTAGAATTGGCCATACAAAGTTTACAACTACTCAAGATATTTACGGTAATCATAATCGTAAAGCTACTGCTGCAACCACTGCATCAGTTGCAAAACTTATTGGAACTTCGAAAATTCTCTAGGTACTAATACTCATGGAAGCCTTGGATTGTTAAAATCTGAGGCTCTCAGGAGTTATTTATTGTGAGCCAAAGCGCAATTATGAAAATTCCAATCCATAAAGCAGGAGGCGCACCGAAATATTCTTTTTCTTTTTTCTTTTTAGATTTCCTTTTTTTCATCAGATAAAATTTTATCAGAATAGGTATAATTGAACAATGCTTTATCAGGCACTAAATGTCCTCGAGCTTCCATATTATCTCCACCTTTAACTAATGGAAAATCTTTAATAATTTTTTTTAATAAATCTGTTTTAATCATTATCCAAATCTCACATTCTCTGTCTGGGTGATATAAACCAATAGCATACATTTTGCTTTCAGTTCTCATTATGCCAGATGGTTTTTCAGCATCTTCTACTTCAATAAAAACATTTCCTGTTTTATGCCAAAGTCTGTCTGTTTTAATTTCAATTTTACCAGAGACATCTTCATAGAATTTATCTTCCTTTTCTAAACCCCAGGCTAAATCTTTATCAAATCCTGGTCGTGCTTTACCCATTTGATGCTACAGCTCCATCTTCTGTAGCACATCAAGACCAGCATACGATGATGAAGCCAGTGCAACAACTGGTCTTAGATTATTAGAAAGGAAAGTTGCCTGGCGACTTGGAGAAGTAAGCATTATTTGTTTTGCTCCTTCAATCTCTGAATTATTTTTTTTAAATTATCGTTCTCTTCAGTTAAACGCTCTTCTTGCTCAGAAATTACGTCTCGCTCTTTTGTAATTTCGTCTAACTGCTCTGTTAGAACAACAATATTATGAAACAAAGCTGATTTAGTTACGTGCTTTAATTCATCTTCTTTATCTAAAATTATTGTAACATCGAAAAATTTATTATCTTTGCTGTTAAAAAAATCTTTATTCGTCATGGTCTTGTATTACCTCCAATGTATCTTTTTCTGTTAAATCATATTTTGTGTGTGGTTCTTCCAACTCAGTGATTTCTACTTTTGTATCTTTTGCTGCTTGTTTTAAATGGTCCTTTGCCTCTTCAATTACCAAACTTAAATTTGGATAATTTTGAGGATACACTCCGTATAAATAAAGCTCATCAAGACCAGTAATAGCTCGGCCCAAACCTTTTAATCTTTTTTGTAGCCTGGTGATTTTATTATCAAATTCAATCATTTTTAATTGCGTCCTTTAATTTGTAAGTTACGTGATGAACTCTAAAATCTTTTACTGTTGCAGTTGTTGCTTCAGCAGTTTCTCCTTCTTGAGCTGCTTCTTCATTAATAAATTCCTCTTCAACTTTAACGACTGCTTCACCAAAAGATGTTTTAATTATCCTTGCCATTTTTTAATCCCTCCAAAAAATCATCACGTTTAAGTTGTTCATCAACTGATTTGTAGTAGTCCAGGCTATCCATAAAATCTTTTGCTTTTACCATTCCATGATTCAAAACTTTACATTCTGCCATCGCCAGATGCTTTGGCTGCAAGTCTGGGTCTGCAAGCTCATTCATTCTAATATTAAATAATCTGCAAAACTGTGCTGCTCTAAATAAACTTAATTGGTTACTACCGTTTTCATATTTAAAGATTTGCTGCCACCTAACACCAATATGATTAGCAACATCATTCATAGACATTTTGTTTTTGTGTCTAAGAAATTTTAGATTTACTCCAACAACTGCATTAAATGATTTTTGTTCTATTGAATGTGACTTACCCATTATTTGCCTCCTTAAACTGCTGTAATTGTTGCAACATTTGTTCTTTGTTAAGCTCACGACTATTTTCAATCGTTGTGTAAAAACACTTATCAGGCATTGCCTGGTAAAAAGAACTGAAGCCAATATAGAATTGGAGCTGTCCTTTATATTTTTTAATGTACCAGTTGCTGTCGTTTAATTTTTGCCAAGGTCCAGTTTTTGGATTGCAAAAATCTTTTGTGTGTAATGAATTATAACTTCTTCTTACTCGCATATAAAATCCTCCTCTAATGTTTGTTTGAGTATTTGATTTGCTAATAATGAAATTAGCTTTGACGCTACGTCAGGTGAGAAACTTATTGTTTCTCCAAAATCTGCTAAAACTTCCAGTTCTTGTTTTTGTAATGTGACTGCCTCCCAGTGTGGCATTTGTAAAATTGCTTCTACGGTATTCGTACAAATTTGTATGAGCATCTGTTGCTTTTTGACTTGCTTATTTTTTACTCCTGGAAAATTAATTATCTCCGCCATTTACATATTCCTCATAAAGTTCTGCACACCACTCATCTTTTTCAAAAGTATCGTAATGAGAAAGTTCCAATGAAAGTTTAAAAGTTTTGTAGTCCATTGGTTTTTCATTATTCAATTTCCAATTTCGAACAGTCTTCACGATGTATTTGTTCTGCGATTTTGCCATACTGCATTAAGTCCAGGTAACTATCTTGTTTGTATTGATGATTTGCTCTAACCAGTTTGGCAGCTGCGTACAGCAGCGCCACCTGGTGAGGTCTTATTTTTTTATCTAAAAGGACAGACCAAACATCTGCAATTTTTTGCATAGCTACAGATGCTGGTCCATATTCCTTTTGCTTCTCAGCTTCTATTTCAGATAACAGCTTATTTATTATTTCTTGCGTCATTCTGATATTGCTCAAAACCTTTAGTAATAAAAAACTCGACCGTCTTCGACATACTAATCGGCAACTCAAATTTTTTACCTGCAAGCTGCTCAAGCATCTTGTAAGTTTTTATATTGATAGCGACCGATTTATATTTTGAAGCGTCCATAATTTACGCCTCCAACTCGTCAAGCGGCTCAACTCTATGCCAGTAGTAGTAAACACTGCCTTCACCGAGTTTGCTGCCAGCTTTTGCTTCAGCTTTGTAACCACCAACTCTGTATTTTTTACCGTCAATGATAATTGAACCTTTTAGGTCATAAGATGATGGATTATTTTTTGTTGGAACTGGAATTACAATTCCAAGTTCTTTTCTTTTGCTTTGGTTATCTTCCATAATTAGATAGCTCCATTGGATTTAAGTTTAGATTTAATTTCAGTGTAGCGCTCTTGAAACTTTGAATACGTCAGCGGATTTTCTTTTTTTAAAATCGCTAAGTAGCCTTTGTTTTTAGTTAGCCATTCCTGATAATTGCCAGCGTGTGATATAGCCTCTAAATCCTTTAAGAGTTGCTTCACCTTCTGGTCTTGCTGCTCGATTGCAGCTGAAACTTCTTCTGCTGATGCAATATTATTGTCTTGCAAACCACTAAATGCAAGCGCACGACCTATCGCACTAGTTTCACAGTTCTCTACAGCACTTGTTTGGTTTATTCTTGATGCTTTACGGTTTTCTTCTGCAATACCTGTTGCAATTAATCGTCCATCAATAAAAACTTTTGCTTTTACAGTTACTGTATCTGCATCTTTATCAATTATAGATGTTTGGATACTTAGCTGCGTTCCAAGATTTCTTCTTGCAACTGCAACTCTTGTTGCAACCGTAGAATAATTTTTTCCATGTATTGCAACTGTTCCTCCTTCGACTTTTTTAAAGTCGCTTATTGTATCAATGAGTAAGTCTTTGTGACCCATATTAACACTCCTATTGCTGCGATGATTACAACCCAGTCTCTGATGTCTTGTAATCTTCTGGTTTGTTCTTTTTGTTTTTGATGTTGGTCGTAAAATTCTTGCAAACGATAATCTTTCATTGCATTTACGATTTCACGTCTTATTTTAGTTTCCATAGTTCCTCCGCTAGTTTTAAATTATCTTCGCCAATATTATTCCAGGCCCATGGGTGGTCACGGTTCATATCAATACTATCAATCATGTTTGTAATGATAACGTTACGGTCAAACTCCTGGTACATTGCTAAAAGTTTTTCTCTTCGTTTAAAAATATTTAACAACTGTTGGAATAATTTTTTCATTCCTTCGACTGTCAAGTGAATACAATTATTGCTATCGAATATTCTGTAATCATTTGCATTTGCATAAAATAATTTCACTGGCACTTTGAAATCATAGTAGGCTGCATAATATGCACATTGCATTAAATGATTAAATGAAGGCAGCGTTGGAGCAGACACTTTTATAAAACTTCTGCTACCGTCCTTTTTAATTTTGCCGAGCTTGCTCCACTGAGTTTTCATCTCACAGATGACACTAGGTGAAAGAGTAGAAACACCAAAAACTGTGAGGTCGGTACGTCCAGTTAACGGCATCAAAAGTGATGTCTTTTTTTGCGTTATGGAGATTGATTGCTCGGCAACGATGGAGTTAAAAGAACCCACGCTGCCTAATATTTCCTCGATGCAAAGGAAACTGTTATTAATTACTGCTGGAAGTTCTTCCAGGTATTTAAATTTTTTATCTTGGTCTTTTACATCTTCAGCTTGATATTCATGAAATTCATTTACAGCTTCTGTAATTAAATCTTTTTTATCTCTGCCTTTTTTAAAATTTTCAAAAGCTTGTAATTTTTTATTTGGACCAATTTTATAAATAGTATCGCTGTAAAAATTTTGAACTGCTTCTCCAGCAGCAACACCTGCTTTCATTGCAGAATTTGCTGGCAGCTGTCTGCGCTGCATTTGGTCTAAAACTAAATATCTAAATACCCATGCTGCATCAATTAATGATGCTTGAGTAGGAGACCAATGAGTAATTGAAAGTTTTTTTGCGAACTCAGGAAGAATTTCATTATCTAATAATGGGTCTTCCAACACATTTTGATTTAATATTTTATTATCTGACATAACGACCAAATAATATTTGCTAGTCAGTTGCGCAATGTATTTTTGCCTGTCAGTCTAAGTATGTTAGCTTGTTAGGTTTGTTTGTCTTAGTCGGCGTTTTCGGCTTTTTCGGCTTTTTTAAAATCTAAAATGTTTGAATTTTTTGGTTCTTTTTTTCTTTTACGTTTGTATGCATAAAGAACGTTGCTATCTTGTTCGTTCCACTTATCTAAATATTCAATCGGAAACCAGCGTCTGCCTCTAAAAACAGTAAATTGAATTGGATTATAAGTTTTATCTCCATAAACATAATATTGAAAAGTAGTTCGAGGCATTTCTAAATAACTTGCAGCGTCTTTAGCATTATAACAATCCATGTTTTTTATTTTTTTTATTTTCATTTTCTTTTTTTCGCTTCTCTTAAATTTTGTAAATCATCTTCAAATTTTAAATCATCTAATTCATTATTTTTAACACCAATAAATTTGTCTAATTCTTTAATAGCTCTTTCAAGTTCTTTAACTTGTATTTTGGTTTTTACTTTTAAACGTGCCTGCTGCTCAATTAATTTTCTATTTTCTATATCTCTAATCCTTTCTTGTATTTGCTGTGCTTTTTTAAAAGCATTTATAGAATTTTTTCTTGCACCTTTTGCTACACTTAAATTTATAATTCCAACGATAGGTGATGAAAAAAATATTGAGGCATTATTTTTAATAACTAAATCTTTAAAATTTCCTTCTGCGTATGGGTCAGGATTTACAAATTTTATTTTGCCTCTTACGTTTTCATAAATACCAATGTGGTAAGTTTTAGAATGAAAATCGAAATCTGGCTCTTCTGTTTCTATACCTACAACACAAAGCTCACCCACTTTTCCTTTATTTTGTTTGCTTTCATAATAAAACAAAACCTGATTGTCTAAAAAAGAACCTGGAGAAACAACTTTTACAGCTCTTACATCTGGTCTATAAATATCTCTTGGACACTCATTAAAATTTTCTTTAGCTTGAGCTGCTACTTCACCTTGTACAAAACGAGCATCTGCGGTTATTCCATGTATAAAATCAACATGACCCCAAATTTTTACTAATGGTTTTGGAAACAAAATATCTGCTGGGTCGCAACCAAAATATTCTCCATACTGAATTGCTTGTTCTCTTGTTATATCTCTTTCGCCATTTAAGTGTTTGGTAATCATTGATGTATCTGCAAAGCCTAATTTTTTTGCAAGTTTGTTTAAATTTAAAAATTCTTCTGCTGCTTTAAATTTATCAACTAATAATGAATTAGCGTTTCTGTAATTAAAAATACCTAGGTCAATAAATTCTTTTTGTTTTTTATCTAAATTGACTTTTACATTTTTTGCTAATTTGTATTGTTGAGTGTATTTTGCAAAAACAAAATTTCCTGCATCTTTCCAATCAAAAAGTTTTTCATTGTCTGTTTTTATCTCAACAAGTTCACCGTTTTTTCTAACAGCATCAGGAATTGTTCTTCCAGCTAGTAATGTAGGTTTTCTTTTTCCATCTAATTCTTGTCTAGCATACATCACTTGCAATTTTGCTTTACTCCAATGTTCTTTAAATTTATCTAGTTGAAAAAGAGGAAGCCTTTTTACAACCTGATAATAAACTTTTTCTCTTTCTCCACCTTCTAAAATTATATTTGTGATTATTGTTTCGTCTCTATTGTTTTTGTTAAAAATTTTAACAAGAACTGATTTTTCACCCATGTAAAGTTGGTAATGAGAATAAACTAGAATTGCGCCTCTGTTTGGTGCGCTTGGCTCGTAATTAATAAAAACTTTATCTTTTTCGTATGTACGTGTTGCCAAAGTTTCTTTTGGTAAAGGTTTGTTCCTCATATTCTCGGATATATTCCTTTTTGCCTACAAGTCAATATTGCAATATTAATTTGACAATTAAGTCGAAACAGGTAATTCGCAAAAAGGTTAAATAAATGGCTAGTTTTTATATATCAGACCCCAAAGTTCTTAATTTATTAACATTAGATAATCAAGAATGGCGTATTTACAGCTATATTTGCCAACAATTTAACGCAAAAGAGCTAAAATCGTTCATTAGATTAGTTAATATTGCTGGTCAATTTCAAATATCCTTAGAAACCGTCCAAAAATGCTTAGATAAGCTGAGCAAAATAGAGGTCGAAGGATTAAAGTTAATTAGTATTGAGGACACTGGTTCATATCTTAAATTTGATATGCCAAGGCACAAAGCCTTTATTCAAAGCCTGGGTTTCAAAAAATATAACACCAGCAGAGGCTGGAGAACTTTAAAACAGCACGTCTCGCCTGAAGTTAAACATAACTATAAATTTCCTGATTTGGACCAGTATCAGTTGGAAGAGAAGCTATCCAGTTTGCCAACAGTGGAACTTAATCAAATGAAAGACAGCGATGTCAAATATCCGTGGGTATTACGAAGATGCAAAAAAATTTAACAAGAATAATTGAAGAGAAAATTAAATTAGAAAAAGAGATTGAAAGTATTTTATATGACGCTGCTTTTTGCGAGCGCTTCATTGCTAAACCAAATAACAACAGATGTCCTACAATGTATAAGTTGCTTGAAACTTATTATGATAAAGCAGACTGGGGTTTCCATGAAAAACCAAAACTGCATTTACGAGCAAGTCCAAGACAAATGACCAGGTATGATTTAGCGATTGATTTACTTCTAGAAATCACTGATGAATTATTTGAAAATCCTATAGAAGCACGAAAGCTTTTGTGGCTGCGTGCAAATCGTTTTGCCTGGACCAAGCTTGGTAAAATGTTTGGTTATCATCGTGTAACAATCAAACAAAGATATGAGACTATCCTTGAACGGTTAGCAAATAAAATTAGAATTAACATTGACAAATACGACAGATTATTTAGTTAATTTCTTTATCCTCAAAATATTTTTTTAATAATAATATTATATTCTCCCAACGGATTGCCAAATAAGAAATCAGCAGTATAATTTTACTGTTGTAATTAAAACAGTTTAATAAAAATAAGTTTAATCTTTTTTTACTGTTTTTTTCTTTCCAACAGGATTTTATGAACAAGAGATTTAAACTACAGTGTATGAGTTACACAAGACAATCTAATTATACTGTACCTTGTAATGGAGTTGGTATTTTACTTAAAAATGGAAACATTAGATGTAAGAACCACGGTGGTAAATCTACAGGACCAAAAACAGAATTAGGAAAACAAAAATCATTACGAAATTTAAAACAGTACAGAGACCATGAAAGCATTAACCATCAGTGAAGATACAAAACAAAACATCATTCAAGAATTAATGCTTGGAACTCCACTGACTAAAATTTGCCAAGCTAAAGATATGCCAAGTCTTGCAACGTTCTATCGTTTCCTTGCTAAGCATAAAGAGTTTGCCAACGAGATAGCTTTTGCACGTAAGACAGGCGCACAAACATTGCTTGACCGAATGATTACTGAATTAGATAACGCAGATAATAAAAACATTATGGTCGTAAGAGAGAAGCTGCAACATTATCGTTGGCTGTCTTCTAAACTTTTGCCAAGTATCTACGGAGACAAGCAAGAGATAGTTACTGATAATAAGATTGAGATAACCTGGAACACTAATTCAAATACAAATACAAATACGATTGAAGCAAAGGTTGTTGAATAGTTCCGTAGCAGCAACATTG